TCGGAATTTGACCATGTTCGAGTCACTTTAATGTACTTACCGGTAGCCGGATTGGTGATTTTAATATACTTGTTCGTCCCACCTGTAATTGTTCCGAGTGTGACCGTTATAACTGGTGACGCAAATATGCTACCTGCAACCCTCCCAATTAAGTTTGAAGTGAACGTTGCACCTGACATTATTGTGTTCAACAAAGTTGTGTTTGAAGTGTCATAACCGAATGGATCTGAACACTTAAATGTTATGTCCAGGGTTGCAAAACTACCTTCGTTTTCAGGCATACTGACGCCCTTGAGTGAACAAGTATAATGTCTCGTTGATCCAGATTGTGGTACACTCAGTATTTTTTCGGTCGACTGGAGATTGGCGTTAAGTGTGTCCATATTAGTCTCAAGTTGTGCTTTACCACCGGAACCACCCATCTCAGCTATGACGTGGATATCCCGCTCCTTATAGTACTCCGATACAAACACGGACCGATTTGTGTTTGCAAGTGGTAGAACATCAATGCTTCTAAAAAGCGGTTTTAAACCATCTACCCGAACAATTCTCATACCCGGTATAAGCGTCTCCAGAACTATACTGTCGAAAGATACGGCTTCATAAGCGGTCATGCTGGTACTATTCCTCTCGGTTGTAGCTCAAGCCCCCGCTGAATTATATCTAACGTATAATCGGCGTCTTGTTGTGAGCCTATGTTAATTGGTCCGTTTATGTTGAGGGTTCGATCACCGGACGTCTTAGACTGCTGCGCACTTTGTTGCGGAAGGAACGTAGAGGCTCCCTGTGACATAAATGTCTTCAACATACTGCCTACGCCCATCAAATTATCTACAAGGTTTCGTGTCATATTTGCAGGCACTATCTTTGTGCCAGACGGAAATAGACCAAGCTCTGGCCCTTCTTCACCGACCACAGCACCGCCACCCTTAAAGTTTTCCGTACCACGGGCAAATCTTGGCATGTTTGCTATATGCGGAGTCCCCGGAATTTTGCCGACTGAGCTATTGTACCCGCTAATAAGTTTGTTCGCCTGATCTATAATCCAGTTCAAAGCGGACTTAAAACCGTTCTTCATTCCTTCCCAAGCTCCACCAAAGACACTGCCTAAACCACCAAAGGCGTTTGCAGCTGCGTTCCTGACACCGTTCCAAATATTACTAAAGAAACCAACTGCCCCTTGCCAAACGGACACGATCCAGGACCAGGCACTTTGTGACGCAGAGCCTATAGCACTGAAGATTGGTCGGGCAATTGATAATATCCAGTTGAATACTCCGCTTATAACGCCACCAACCCACTGTGCAGCTGCAGCAATTGCATCAAGAACCGGTTTTACAGCTGTGTTGTATATTCCTTGCCATACCCAGACTGCAATTGCATACATTGTCTGGAATACAAAGCTGAATACAGTCAGCAGAACGTTCAGTGCAATGCCAATCAAATTTATTATTGGAGAAATGAAATCAAATATCGACTGCCAAGTTGAAACGGCAATGTCACGAATCGACTGCCAAAACCCGACAATTGTTGCCCACATAGATTGTGCGACGCTCACTATTGAGGCGACAGTGGTACTTATTGTCTCCCTGATCTGCTCCCAATTCGTTGAAACTATATATGCAAGGGCCCCAATCAACGCACCAAGCGCAATTATGGGCCATGTAGCAGCTAATGTAGCGACTGCAGCTGCAGTTGCAGCCATAGCCCACGCCACAAAGCCAGCCACTACCAATGTGCCCACTACGCCAGCAACGACTGCCAGTAGTGCCCTGTGTTTGTTGAGCCACGATGCGAGATCAACCATCTTTTTAACAACTTGTACTATGATCTGGAAGAACGACACCATCGCGTTGGTAGCTTTTTCAACAAAGGCTTGGAACTCTGCAGTCTCAGCAATACTGCTGAGCTTTTCCAAAAACGGCGTCATGCCCTTGACTAGCACAAGACCAATTTTTTCTTGTACGTCACCAAACTTATTTTTGAGTATGGTTAGTTTTCCTGAAAAAGTTTCCCCAGCTGCTTTTGCTGATCCGCCGAACTCAGTCTGCAGTTCTTTCAATATCATTGCCTGGGCTTCACCAGCCCGACCTGTTTCGACCAAGTTTTTGATAACTTCTTGCTGTGAGTCGTTGAAGTTTACACCAACCCTGCGCAGCGCAGTAACACCAAGGATAGGGTCTTGCAGTGCTTTACCAAGCTGTATCGCGCTGGACTGTACGTCTTGACCAAGAGCCTGGCTCATGTTGAGCATTGTTTCAGTAGCCTGTGGAAAAATATCCTGGCCTATATTTGTAAACGTCAGGAGCATGTTTTCGCCGGACTGGATTGTCTCGTCTGAAAACTTTGTGACTGATTGAAGGGAACTGGCAAGTTGAGAGACCTTGTCAGCAGTCATACCAGCAACGCCACCGGTGGACTTCAGAACTGCCTCTGTCTGTGCCATGACATCCTCAGACTCTGTGAATGCCTTTACTGATACGACGCCGAAAGCTGCGGTTGCTGCAGTAGCCACTGTCATTCCAGTTGCAGCGACTTTTGCGAACTTTTCAAAACCGTTGGCTAGAGTACCAACACGGCCAACTCCCTTAGATGCATGATCAGACAGCTTTTCAATTTCATTGATGCCGTTTTTTAGGTCGTCGGTTTTAGCTTTGATCGTGACTATTATGTCACCCAAGTTAAACGCCACTAGAATGAACCCCTTGCTTTAATATTCATACCATAATCATAACACTCACTTAGCCTTGAGTAGCACCGATTGTTCCTGAACTTGCTTCTTAAAACTATTGATAGCTTCGAAGTCCGTCTCTGGTGGAATCTCTTCCTCCCCAGACATAAATCTTCGTTGATCGAGCAAGTGTGTAATGAACTCCTCAGCATCTTCAGGGCTTTTGTGTGGATTTGATACGATTGCAGCTTGCATAAGATAGTTATCCAAAGTCCTGATGCGTATTTGCCTTTGCAGCAAAAAGAAGTCTTCTGGATACAGACCATTGAGAATGTATTCATAAGACCACCCATATTCCGATGCCAGTAAGTCTACGGCACCGAAGAGCCAATCCTCTAGGTCTAGCTTTTTGCTGGATCCTGAATCGTTTTTGCGGTTCTTCGGGCCAGTATTTTTTTTACTGCTGAGACAATCCTCTCAAACTGATTGACTTCTAACACAGCATCGAATAGTTCAATTGTGTCGGCTCCGTCGAGCCCCATTATAAAAGCAGCGTCTTTATCTGTTGGGATTGAGAGCACAGAAGCGAGTTCTTCAAGTGAATCAGCTGCAAGGGCAGGGAGCATCATTACTAATTCTTCACGATTAACATCGTTGCTTCCACCTTTATCTGAGACAAGTTTACCTATATGTTTAGGCAACTTATCCAAGGCACGCAAAAGCTCGGCGTATTCGCTGAGCAGCATTTTATGCACAACGACTTCACCGAGCTCCGTGCTTACGGTCATATTTTTTGAGTTCCCCATAATATATCACTTGGTAGTGGCGAGTACCCAGATTACTTATCTCAACTAAGAGATTGAATCACCGATGAACCCGAGCATGTTACCATCCGAGCGGTTTTCGTCGATCAAGCCGTCGAACTCCACTGGTAGAACTTTTTCGCCATCGTTTTTAAATTCGATAGCTAACTCGCTGGTCACAACGGCTTTGTAGATGCCACAGTCAAAATCTCTGACTGTAGAAGCTACTGCAACCGGGTGAAGTGTTAACAGACCTGCTTTTTCGCTAGCTTTCTTGCCAGCGTTAGAGCCGACTGAAACAGAATCGTCACCTTGAAGCGTGCTCTGACCAATCACCTGTTGCAGGTTAGCCAGGGTCCATTCAGCCAAGCTACACTTCGCTGTCAATCGTTCGCCTACTAGGAACTTTTCAACAACGGAGCTGCCGAACTTGTCGACTTTTGTCTCGTGATACTCAGGCGCGTATGTAAGTGTAACGCCGCCAATAGTATGTCCGAGATCAACGCCTTTATACGTGACAGTGCAAACCCCCAGTTGGATTTTTGTTGCGTCCGCCATACCGTTCTCTCCTATTTTATTTGATAAAGCATCAATGCTCTGAAGTCTTGCGTTTTCTGAACACTAATACTACTACTCTATCACAGTTATGGCACCGTAAGCGTAATCGTCCCCTAAAGATATATTCCTCGCAGATTTGAGCTCTGCAGACTGGACACAGCACCGGTCTAAAGACTCGGCTAGGCGTGTGAGTCGGCTCCTGATTCTCTGAACCTGTGTTGTGCGGTGAAGTTAATTGAGAACTCATAGCGTCCTTTCTCGTCTCTGCCTATTGGATAGCCGTCCTGCTGGGCTTGTATTCTCAGAACGTAAAAGTTTACCAGTTCAATAGCAAGCTGGTCGTGCAGTAGCTCACGGACCTCGCGGAGCTTTGCCGCACCAGTTTCGTAATCAGTATTACGAACGACGATCTGAAACCTCGGATACTCAAAGTCCCGAATATATTTGTTCGGCATGTCGGAGCCTATTTGACCGATCAGCGCAATCATATTGTCTGGATCGTCTGGGTAAGAACCTACAAATATATTAACGGATGATCCGACTGAATCTCCGACGTTATGTGAATCTAAGTGATCCGCTAGTTGGGCTAGGAAATCTACGTTAGCCACTTTAAAGCCCCTCTTTCATTTTCATACTGAACTGAAAGCCTAGAACGTCCTGATTTCTTGTAATGGGGTCTTCCAGGTACTTACCCTTGCGACCCTTTTTAAACTTATATTCAGGGTGTTCGTGTAGTCGAGCAGCATATTCTGTATGGTAGCCAACAATAACGTTATCTCCGTCCTGTTCGACGGTCCCAGAGTTCTGAAGTGTCCCCTCGTCGTGTGGGACCTCCTGCTGAGACAACCTGAGCACTTCGTTCCCTATATCCAAAGCTGAAAATCTGGCGTTTTTTTCTGTATCGTGAACAAGTGCCTTAAGACTGGCGACGAACTTAACTGTATCAATTTGAAGATCTATCATGCTAGGTGCTCCATTTCTGGACCTTGAGGGTAACGTGATTAACGTTGCCAATGCCATCAATATTTTCTTTCTTGGCCATTACCTTATAGTTATCCACGCCATAGACCAACTTGTCCCCAATCTCAACCGTCGGATTCCCGCTAATCATAGCGAGCCCATCAATCGGTTCACGCTCCTTTTCCGCAGTAGCTATAACCTGTGAGATTTTTTGGAATCTACACCTGTGTACAACTGCGCTACCCCAAGATATCCTGTTAAACTTGTCTCTAACACCCTGTGGATAAATGCTCACAGTCTGCCGACTTAGTGTTGAAACGCTCATAGGTTTGTCGGGTTATCGACAGTAATGGTGCCGGTTAATTTTTTATATCCTCTCAGGAGTGTCCGGGCTTTTGGACCGATCATTCGTACTGCTGAAGACTGTCCACCTGAGCCTCCGCCCCCACGCGTATAAGAGTAATCACCTATGGATTCGGACTCTTTGCTGGTATCGTCTCCCTGAAAATATTGGTCGCCCTGGTTTATTATAAACTCAACCTGAGCTGCGGTCGCTCTCTTGATAGCCTGGGGTATTGACCGGAAGTAGCTTTCAGAATCGGGATCATAGTATGTCTCGTCAAGACGCGGGAACTTACCAACTTGGTATATTTTGTACATGCTTGTCGTATCCGGGTTCGTGTCCCATGAATCTGTTACGGTTACGGACTGATTGTCGTGATTAGACGAATCTATCTTTCTCTGTTGACCCGAACCAGTGCCTCCAATAATTTCTATGACACAGTAGGTGTAATAGTTGTCCGGCATTCTGAGAGGGCTATTAGAAGAAGTGTCATACAGAGTGGTCCCAGCAACTGATGTCGGCTTACCAACGTAATACCCTTTAACAGCCGGTTGCTGATAACCGACATACGCGTCTATAAGCTCTTCAGCTTGCGAAATTCGATCTTCAAATTCTGCATCGTCGGTGGACACAACATCGGCTAACTCCTGTACTTCTTCAATGGTTGCATATCGTCTTAGGCTCATAATAGTTTCAGTATAGCAGTCGGAAACTTTAATTATAATAGGGAGCCGGGTCCGGTCTGTACCAGCGCACCCTACCGTTTACCTTCATTCTCGTAGCTTCAGATAGGCTGAGTGTATCCGACAGCGACTTTCTCAGGGTTTTTACCGTTGCGTCAGAAAGGCTCAGCGTGTCGGAAGGTCTTTTGCTGTACGACTTGGGGGATATGTCAGTCAAAGTAAGATTATCGCTAAATATTTTTGAGATAGATTTGATTACAGCGTCGGACAGATTCAGGGTATCGCTATTACTCTGTGTGACATACGATGCAAATATCCAGCCTGAGTTCGCGCCACCGTTATCTGTTGAATTGGCACCAGCGTAAAAAGTCGCACCGCCCGATGCCGTTGAGTCAGAAATTATGAGGTAGTTCGAAGTCACGATACCGCTTGCTATAGAGATGGTATGGTTCGTCGTTGTTGAACTACTAATAGTAATTTCATTGCCGGAAGTTCCCACAACTTGCCAGCCTGCGGCAGTTAATATCGTCGAAGTGACTGAAGCATTAAACCTGATGTGTCTACCAGCGTCGCATTTAAACGTCGCATATGACGCCGACTGTGCAAAGTCAACCCTACCCGCACCACCCGTTGAAACCCACACAATGTTGTATGTCGGTGCGCTCCCAGATCCAAACCCAAAGCTCTTGTTTGACGCCGAATTATCGGTAAGTTTTATTGTAGAAGTCTCAGCATTTAGAGTGAGGTTTGCAAGTGATGAACTGTTCCACGGGCTTGTCCCGGTCACGGTCCAGGTACCAGATCCCATATTCACGGTCCTCGTGATATCTCCGTTGAATGAGCATCCGGTTGCAGTCAGGTTTGCTAACACGTTCCACGTACCAGCTAAAAAGACTACGTTACTGAGAGTCGAAAAGCTGTCTGCAAAGTTAATTGTCCCGAGGGCGTTAACGTTCGACGACCCACCAGCCCACTGTAGTCCAGCCATAATAATGTTACTAGAACTGCCATTACCCATGAAAGTTCGTGCAAACGTGCCGGTTAACGTCATACCTGAGACAAACGTCTGATCGCCAAACTGTCTATAAGCCAGCCCACTACTAAACGCAGGGGTGTTTGTAACTCCTGTCCAGTTCATGGAACAAATTCGTGGATTGTTTGGAGAACCACCGCCGTTTTGGACGTTGACAGTCTGACCTCCGCTACTAAATGAATTGGCGTCGAATATTGCTGTGTCGTGGACGAGTGGCATGGAGGCACCACTTGCGCCCCCGGACGTTGCTGACCAGTGTGAAGTTTGCTGCCAGTACCCACCGTTTCCTACCCAGTACCTTGTGACTGGTGTTGTAAAGGTGATACCGCTATTTCCGGTTCCGTCACCAACTGATGTACCGGACCAACTTGCGCTCCCGGCTCCCACTATGTCTGTGAAGTCTACGTTAGTGAGCGTGATCGAACCGTTGCAGGTTATGGTGCGTGGGGTGCCACGGACGCTTGAGTAGACATAAATTCTTTGCATCTCTGTACTATTACCGACAAATGTCAGGTTAGTTGAGACGGTTTGGTTTCCCCCTATGATGAGCTCAGGGTGCTCGGCGGTGTTTGTGAATCTCAAATCTGCAAACGTGTTATTACCGTTCAGGGTCCTCGTAACTCCACCAGATGAAGTAAAGTCGACCCTATTGTAAGTCAGACTCCCACCTTGGAATGTTGGGTTACCGTTACCTGCGATTAATATCTGTGAAGTGTTGGCATTAAAGGTTAAGTTGGTTGTGGTTGCAGCGTTCCACCCGTTTCCACCTGTAGATGTAATCGTTATGACAGATGAGCCTAATGTAACAGTTCTGGCTGTAGACCCAGAAATATTAAAGTTACCAATGGAGCATGTTTGGTTGCCGGTGTTAAACGTACCAGCGGTCACCGTTACCGTAGAACCACTAAGCGTTGTAAAGCCATCAGCGAGTACGTAGCTTGACCCGACACCGTTGATAGTTGTGGTAGGCATGGTTTTCCCGCCACTCGTGATTGTCTGTTGGGTTGCAGACGTAGATATGAAGTTAAAGATAGAAGTCGTTGTGCCACCAATTGTGTAGGTCATTCCAGCGACAAGTTTGACGGCAACATTACCAGCCCCAGCAGTACCGTCACCAATGGTTAGGGTTGCTCCAGCTGAATGGGTTAGCGTACCGATATACCCCGTACAATCAAGCGATCGACAGACTGATCCGGAGTTTATGGTCACGTTGCCAGAAGTAACTATAAGCTGGGCATCATCTGCAGCAGTTGGAGCAACACCCCCAACCCAGGTAGCTCCATCAGTGAAGTTCCCGCCACCAACAGCTGCAACAATAACAGCCATGCTAGTCCTCTACAACTTCCAGCTCGGCCTTAGCATTCTTATAGAAGTCTATCTTCTGGTTTACGGCTTCAACTTCCGCTAGTAATACATCTTTTTTTTCTCTAAGGTCTTGGAGTACTAACCGCACTTCTTTTTTGCGAGGTTTTTTGTGCTCGATAAGGTTAAGTTTATGCTGTTCGAAACGTTCTCGTTTGAGTGTTTCAAGATCTTCGTCGGATAATGCCTTATGCTCTTCAGGCGTGAAATATAGACAGTCTGAATAATCAATACCATCTTCGCTGATCGAGAATTTAACTTGTACTTGTATAGAGTCAGTAGTGGGCATGTTAGGCCCCCGTAAATGTCCAGGTAATATTAAGAATGTCGCTTGCGCCTTTAGTGATCACAGAGAAAGATGCGGATAGCCACATGTTACCGGAGCTAGATGCATCAAAGATACCAGCTTCAGTGATTGAACCGGTCCCGTCTCCGGCTGCCCAGTCGCCAACCATAGTTACAACAGCGTTCGATCGAGTTTTGCTTGTTAATGCATTCCGGTCAAGCTCAGTACCAAGAGCGGTTCCGGAAGGTGTCCCAGTTCCAATTCCCATGTGTGTTGGCTTACCAAGCGTAGGTGAGGCCAGCATTTGATCCATTGCGCCGTTTTTCCCGGCAGTTGTGACGGTATTGTAGACAGATGCAGTCTGTTTGATGTTGCCAAAACAGTCTCGAAGAACAGCCCTCATGTGTATGGGCTTGCCAAAGACTGATGGTAAAAGTTTGCCGAGGATATATCGGATTGGGTTGTTTTTTACAACTAATTTATCATTGAATTTAAGACCGTTTTTAGACATTTTCTACTTCTCCTAGTGAAATAAAGTTATCAGCAGTGTCCGCATCAAGGCTAACTTCAGTCCCAGCCTTGTATAGTGTCCCGTTTTTTAGTATTCCGTTTTTAGCAACGACCCTGTACTGCGCTCTTGGTGGTCGTTCAGCATTTCTTTTAAGCCTAATAACGATCTCATCTTGTTCTGGATTTTGGTCTGAGTTGCTCATGTTTAAACTATATCACAGCTAAAAAGAAAAACCATCGCAAGTGGAGTTACGATGGTTTTGCACACCGGGCTTAGATTTTGCGGGTTACTATCCCTAAGCTACAACCGCACGCATTCGCGCCCCCGGATCACCAGAGTATTCCTGCGGATTTTGGACCG